AACGGTCTATGGTGATCGTCGATGAGTCGGACTACATCAAGGGACACCGGGCCAAGCGCACGGCACGGATCACCCTGCTGTCCGAGCAGGCCCGTTACCGGCTGGTGCTCACCGGCACGCCGATCAGCCAGGGCATTCAGGATCTGTTTTCGCAGATGAAGTTCCTGAGCCCGAAGATCCTCGGCTACCGCAGTTGGCACACCTTCGCCCGCAACCATCTGGAGTACAGCGATCGGTACCGTGGCCTGGTGGTGCGAACCCACAACACCGAGTGGCTGGCGGAGAAGATCCGACCCTACGTGTACCAGGTTACCAAGGAGGAGTGTCTGACCCTGCCGGAAAAACTCTATGAGTCTCGACGCTGCACCCTGACCAGCGAACAGGAACAGGCCTATGCCATCGCCAAGGATCAGTTCGTTAAGGACATGATTGAGTACTGGGACGACAGCGCCTACGAAAGCAGCGTGCCGATATTCCGCCTATTCTCCCGGCTGCAGGGGATCGTATGCGGGTTTGCGCGTGACAGCGACGGAAACGCATCGTCCCTGCACCACCTCCGTCTTGGCCTTCTGCTTGATACCCTGAAGCGGATCCCGCCAGGGGAGAAGGTGGTGATCTGGGCCAAGTACCACCACTGCATCGACGAGATCGTCGCCGCCCTGCCGACAGAAGAGGTGTGCCAGTACCATGGCCACCTCAGCGAGCGCCGCCGCCATGACGAGCTGCAACGCTGGCGCGAGTCAGGGCGGTACCTGGTCGGCACTCAATCCGCCGGACAGCGCGGCGTGGACATGACCGCTGCAAACCACGTGATCTTCTATGCCAACAGCTTCAAATATTCAGAGCGACTGCAGGCGGAGGACCGCGCCCACCGCATCGGCCAGACCAAGCCTGTCACCTATATCGACCTATGGGCTGAGTGCGGGATCGAGGAGCGGATCGCGGGAGCCATGTGGCGCAAGGGCAATGTCGTCGATGACTTCAAGGCAGAGGTTGACAAGATCAAGGACAAGCACAACCGCAAGACGCTACTGAAAAAGCTGGTGAAAAAGCTATGATCGCTTTGGGCCAAACAGACACCGAAAAGCGCGCGCTGATCGCTGAGAAGGCGGAGGCGATGGACGCAAAGAAGATCGTCATCATCTCCCCTGAGCGGTTCATTTTCGAATTTAACCATCCGATAGAGTTCGAATGGCTGGAGTGGGCTGACGCTATTGAATACAGCCCATTCTATCGGCTGCTGCAGGAGATCGACCGCCGCACCTTGGTGGTGATCAATGAGGGGTTACGCACTCAGAACCGCAACGACCTGACATACAACTGCATTCGCCATTACCTGAACCAGTGCGGCGATCAGCTGATTTTCCAGTACCTGCCGCAGATCGACACCCGTGAGGATTTCTGCACCCTGTACGATTTCGACACACAATCGAAGTGGAAGCGATACAAGTTCAACGCCATCGATCTGGAAGAGGCGCAGATCACTGGGCGGCGCATCGATATCAACTTCACGCCAATCATCACAGATGTGAGCGACTCGGAATATATCGAGTACGTGAAGTATCGACAGAAGCTGTTCAGTGAGCTGGGAAATAAAGACCCAGACACTCTGCCGCGGAACCTCTATCTCTACACAGGAAAGTTCCGGATCCGTGCTGCCGATAAAATTGGTGGCCAGCTTGTAGGTCGCAACAAGCGATTTCAGAAGAAGGGTGTTACCACCTATTCAGAACCGGGTGATGGTCCTTACGCTATTTTCGAGTTTCCGCACCGGTTCATAGATTTTTCGGACTTCATTTACCGCGCCGAGGGCAACTTTGATGTGCTGGTTTCGCGGACTGAGGTCGACCGCTGGTATATGGATCGCTACGAACGCTGGCTGGAGAGATTAGATGAAACATACGCAAACATATTTTAAAGGCACTGTGCTTGAGGCTGCGCAGGCGCGCATGGCCTTCATCTTTGATAGCTTCGAGACGATCAATGTGTCGATCTCTGGAGGCAAGGATTCCACCGTGCTGGCACACCTGGCGCTGATTGAAGCGCGAAAGCGCGGGCGCAAGGTAGGGCTCTTCTTTCTCGATGAGGAGGCGGTGTATCAGTCCACGGCAGACCAGATTGAACACCTGATGTCGCTCTACCCTGAGAACACCAACCGGCTGTGGCTGCAGGTACCGTTCCACCTGACCAACGCCACCAGTATCGTTGATTCACAGCTGATCTGCTGGGAGCCCGGCAAGCACAAAAAATGGATGCGCCAGAAGGGGCGCAACAACATCATCAACAAGCCCTGGTCGGAGAGTGAGGAGGTATGGACATCCGGGTATAAATGGCTGGATTTCTACGGCTGCCTGGCGAGCTTTGAGCGATGCTACAGCGGAGCCGCGTTCCTGGTTGGTCTGCGCGCCACTGAATCTCCGAACCGCTGGTTCACCGTCACCAAGAACCCTGTGGATATCGGCGGCGAACGCACTTACTGGGCAACACAGAAGGGAGACAACACCATCCTGTACCCGCTGTATGACTGGAACTTCCACGACATCTGGCGCTACATCCATGAGCAACAGCTAAGGTACTCGAAGATTTACGACTTCCAGTTCATGAAGGGGTTCTCAATACAGGAGACGCGGATCTCTTCGCTGATCCATGAGAAGAGTTTCAAGAGCCTGTGCGAGCTACCAGAGTTCGAGCCGAAGACCTTCGAGAAGCTCATGGATAGAGTTGGTGGAATTCGTCTTGCTCAGGAGGAAGGCAAGAGCAAGATGTTCAAGGCCAATAAGCTGCCGAAGAACTTCAAGAGTTGGGCGGCTTACCGGGACTTCCTGCTGGAGACCTACCCCTACCCTGATAAGAAGGCGATCTTTGAGCGGCGCTTCGCCAGGCAACTGGAAAACCGCTATGTTGCCAAGCAACAGTGCAGGCAGCTGTTGCTGAACGATTACGAAAACAACCTGCCCGTGGACAACAAGGAAGACCCACGCGAGGCGCTGATCAAATACTACCTTGAGGTGCTGTGATGTATATCGATACCCCTGACGACTTTAAGAGATGGCGCGAAGCCTATCAGCCGATCTTTATCAACTCAAAGAAAGGCAGGATCCATGTGCCATGCGCACAAACCCTGATGGTCAGGAATGAACTGGTGGTCGCCAACAACTATAACCCCAACCATGTGGCAAAGGACAAGATGCGCCTGTTGCGGCAATCCGTGCTGGATAACGGGTTCGCCTTCCCGGTTGCCGCGATCTGGGATGATGCGGAGGAGGTGTTTGTGATCGTCGACGGCTACCACCGCTCACTGATCGGCGGCAAGGATTGGCTGGAGACTGACTACCTCCCTGTCGCCTACCTGGAGCACGACATCAACAAGCGGATGTATGCCACCGTTCAATTCAACAAGGCGCGAGGCGTGCACCAGGTGGACGTGGACGCCGACCTGATCCGCTCGCTGATTGAGCAGGGGCAGAGCGAGGAAGAGATTAGCGTTCACCTGGGGATCGACCTGGAGACGATCCAGCGCTACAAGCAGCTCACCGGGATCGCGGAGATCTTCGCTAAGTCAGAGTGGTCTGCGCCGTGGCAGATTCAGGAGGTAGAGAACGATGGCTGATTGGGAATATGGTGGACATTACCTCGATTACGACATGACAGGTCCGATCTCACTGCCCAATGATTCCGTAGTGCAGGTTGCAGACTGGTGCGATGAGTTGCCGGAATTCATGCTGCAGGCTGACACCCTGTTCATTGACCCGCCATGGAACAAGGGCAACGTGAACACCTTCTACTACAAGGCAGACAAGCCTCACAGCACGTTGGATTTTATGGCCTTCACGGCACGTCTGTTCCAGCGGATCGACGATATCGCGCCAGAGCACCTGTTTATCGAGATGGGCAAGGAGTACCTTGGAGAATACCTGACCGAATGCAAGGCGCGCTTTAAATACGTCACGTTCTACAACAATACCTATTACCACAAGCGCGAGAACCTATGCTACATCATACACGCCACCAATGAGTGGAAGCGCAGAAAGCACAAAGCACTAGAAGGTGTAGACGAAGAGGACGCCATCGCCTGGCTTTGCGCCAACCACGCCTATCAGTGCATCGGCGATCTCTGCATGGGAATGGGGCTGATAGGACTGCACGCATACCGTAACGGACGCCGGTTTGTTGGTACCGAGCTCAACAAGAAACGCCTGGCGGTCCTGATCGCCAATATCTACACGGAGTCCAAGTCATGATCACAATCGCCAACCAGGGTCAGCGCATCGCAAGCACCAACTACTGGGACAGCGATCACGCCAAGGCAGGTTACCTCTACCTGAGCTGGAACGCAGGCGCCGCCCGGCTGCTGTTGCCGGACAACCAGAAATCCATGCTCCGCGAAATGAAAACCGGTAAGTACGTGATCGTCTCACGCGGCCCATGGCCGGAGCACGGCAACCGTGAAGCGCTGGAACTGCTGTTTGAGGACGGCAGCGATATCCCGTTCACCATCCATCTGGTAGCAGAGCAAACCGATCGCCTCCTGCCAGAGGACAATCAGGGCGGCGGATTCGTTGTCACCGTGTGGACACGCGGTGGAGAGAAGATGCGCCTGCCTGGCAAGTACCGCGCTGTCGATCGGATACCCTGCATGCAGCCGTGGAGCGAGCACTGATGGACGACAACCTCATCGATCTATGGCTGGCGGTGGAAACATCCATCCCCGGCTACACCATCGCCGACGCCCTGCGCGATCTCAACGACGAGTGCGGCACCCGCTACGGACACAATAAGGTCAGCGAGTGGCGGCGCGGGGTACGCCAGCCAGGGGCTGCCGCCCAGGCGTACATGCGCCGGGTGGTGATTGCCCGTGCATTGCGCGAGGCGCTCGATGCGTCGCTGGACGGCTACACCGACGAGCAGTTGGATCGACTGGCTGCGCTGCTCAGTCCACCGGAGGATAAGTAAATGTGGCAACGATTCAGGATAAACCCCCGTCGTGAAGCGATCGCTATGCAATTGTTGCCAGGTGATGGTATTGCGCGGCGCGTTATGGTTCGAAAAGGGTACTTGCACGAGGAGTGCGAGCAGCGACTGGAACTCCTGTTTTTCGATAACCATGAGTTCATAGGTCGTGACCCTAGCGGCATTCAGTATGCATGCCAATAGAGCGAGGCGGTGAAATACGAGAAGCGCCATGAGTAACCACCCGAACCGCAACTGGCGCCGCCGCTGGACCGTCGACCTCGAGGCCGGCACAGCCACCCACAACACGGGGCTGGTGGTGCGATTCACCCCAGTACCAGGCGAGCCCGGCGCCTACGATGGCGAGGTGATCGCCGGACTGGATGCCGTGCATGGCCTCAGTCCACAGCAGGCCGCCAGGATGATGCGCGAGGCTGGTGATATCTATGCCGAGTCCACAAAAACAGCGGGACAAAATTAAGGAAATTGCCGCGTAGTTCTGTCCCGCGTTTCTCCGTAGTCTCCTGGGCATGGATGCTCAATCTCTCCTCTCTATCGACGTTGTCACGCTGCGCACCTGGTTGTCTTCTGCGCTGACGGCGCGGCATTCGCTGTTGACCGGTGACCGCGAGGTGTCGTTTCGTCGCGGCACGACATGGGTGCAGTATTCCGAGTCGCAGGTCGGTGAGCTGGATGCGTATATCGCGCTGTTGCAGTCGGCGATCACGGCGCGTGAGCAGGGCCTGACCAAGCCGCGTCGCGGCCCCATCTATTTGGGGTTTAAGTGATGGCGCGCAAATTCCGCAACAAGTCCCGCCGTTATAAAGCCGCTCAGGCGTCCGCTGCGTTGCCGAGGGCATCCGCTGCCGCCTATACCGCAGGCGACCCGGCAGAACACACGATGCGCAACTGGTACGCGCCGTCGGGTTCCGCCGATAGCGATTTGATCCCGGAGCTGGGCACGATGGTGCCGCGCTCGCGTGATCTGGCCCGCAATCACGGTATCGCCTCCGGGGCGATGCAGACCTATAAAGACAATATCATCGGCCATGTGCTGCGCCTGGCCAGCAAGCCGCACTACAAGCTTCTGGGTATCGAGCGCGAGCGGGCGGGGGAGATCGGGCGCGTTATCGAAAACGAGTTCGAGACCTGGGCCAATACCACCGAGTGTGACGCCGGGCGCACCATGACGCTGTTGGGGCAGACCCTGCAGTCGCTGGGCAGTGCGATGCTCAACGGCGAGGCGCTGGCGCTGCCGCTGTGGCGTCCGCGTGCGGGTTCGCGCTGGGCCATGCGCATTCAGTCGATCGAGGCGGATCGCCTGGCCACGCCGCCGTGGCTGGAGAATAACCCGAATGTCCGTGGCGGGGTGGAGATCGACCGCGACGGGGCGCCGGTGGCGTACTGGATCCAGCGCTCCCACCCGGGCGACCGTTTCGGCCTGATGGGCCTGTATGACCCGGGCGCCTACCAGCGCATTCCCGCGTTCACCCCGCGCGGCATGCAGCGGGTGATCCATCTGCACGACAAGGAGCGCAGCGGGCAGAATCGCGGCCGGCCGATCGTCTCCTCGGTGATGAAGGAGTTCCGTCTCGCCGGCAAGTACACCAGCGCCCATCTGGAAACGGCGGTGGCCAGCAGCCTGATCGCCGCCTTCCTGGAATCCGACCTGCCGCCTGAGAGCGCGGCTGAGCTGTTCGGCGAAGACCCGGCCAAGGCCTGGGAGGATCAGCTCGGCGGCTACCATGCGCAGCTGCAGGGGGCGGCGGTGATCCCGGTACCGGCCGGGGCGCGCATTACCCCGTTCACCCCCAGCTCGACGAATGACGCCTTCGGCGCGTTCATGGAGTCGGCGCTGCGCCACATCGCCACCGGCCTGAACATGCCCTATGAGCTGCTGCTCAAGGATTTCTCCAAGACCAATTACTCCAGCGCCCGTGCCGCTCTTTTGGAAGCGTGGCGCTTTTTCCACGGGCGGCGCCGGTGGATCAAGGATTACTGGCTGCGCCCCATCTATGAGCTGTGGCTGGACGAGGCGATCGCCCGCGGCCGCATCCCAGGCATTACCCAGGCCGAATACCACGCCAACCGTTACGCCTACGCCCGCGCCAACTGGGTGTTTGCCGGTCGCGGCTGGGTGGATCCGGTCAAGGAAGCCAAGGCGGCTGAGATCCGCATGCAGGCCGGCCTCTCCACGCTGGAGCAGGAGTGCGCCGAGCAGGGCCTCGACTGGGAGGAGGTGCTTGAACAGCGCGCCCGCGAGCGCGATTTCATGGCCTCGCTGAACCTGCTGGAGGCGGCGCAGCTTTCCGCCGCCACGCCCTACATACCGGAGCCGGGCGAGACCGCCGGCAACACGGAGGACACCCAATGAGTTTTAACCACCTGGCCGCGCGTCTGTACAACACGCCGCTGATGATCTCGCCGCAAAAGGCGGCGGTGATCGAGTCGGTGCTGCGCTCGCGCATCGAGATGAACGCGGCCTCTATCGCGGAGCTGCGCTCTACGCTGGCGGAGAGCCTGCCGGAGGAGTCCGCGGTGGCCTACCGGCAGACCGACCCGCAGCGCCCGCGCGCCTACCGCATCACCGAGGGCGGCACCGCCGTGATACCGGTCACCGGTACGCTGATGCACCGCGGCGGCTGGATGGATGCCATGTCCGGCCTGACCAGCTACCGCTCCCTGGAGATGCGCCTGCAGCAGGCGATCAACGATGCCGAGGTACAGGGCATCCTGCTGGAGCTCGACAGCCCCGGCGGGGAGGTGGCCGGGCTGTTCGATTTTGCCGATCGCCTGGCCGCCGCGCGCGAGAAAAAGCCGGTCTGGGGCATCGCCAACGAGGAGGCGTTCTCCGCCGCCTACGCCATCGGCGCCAGCGTGGAGAAGCTCTACACCCCGCGCACCGGCATGACCGGCTCCATCGGGGTGCTGATGCTGTTCCGCGATCAGTCGAAGCACGACGAGAAAGCCGGCTACGCATACGAGTACATCGTCGCCGGCGAGCGTAAGGCGGAGTTCAATCCGCACGCGCCGCTGAGCTCCAGCGCCCGCGCCCGCCTGGAAGCGATGGTGCAGGACTCCTACGGGCTGTTTGTCGATCACGTGGTGCGCCAGCGCGGCATCAGCGCCGATGTGGTGCGCGGTACCGAGGCGGGGATCTTCACCGCGCCGGATGCCGAGCAGCTCGGCCTCATCGACGGCATCGCCACTTTTGACGAAACACTGGACAACCTGGAGCGCTCCTACCAGGGCGCCGGGTTCCATTCCACGTTTTCACCCCGGGCCGCCGCGCCCACCCATCAGGCAAATGGAGGATCAACCATGCCACATGAAAACAACCCGGCGGCTCCGGGCAACCCTGCCGCCACTCATACCGAGGCCGATGCCGCGCGCATCCGTGCCGAGGCCCATGCCGCAGGGCGCGAGGAGGGCATCACCGCAGAGCGTGAGCGCGCCTCGGCCATCCTCACCCACGAGGAGGCCACCGGCCGCACCGCCCTGGCACACCAGGCGGTGGCAAACGGCCTCAGCGTGGAGCAGGCCACCGCGATGATGGCCGCCGCCCCGCGGGAGGCGGCTGCCGCCGTGCCCGACCTGGCCCTCGCCGCCGATGCCGCAGTCGGTGTCGATGGCGCCGAGGACGAACTCGATGACCGTAAGGCCGGGCAGCGTGCCGCTGCCGCGTTCTACGGCAAAGCCAACTAACAGGAGATCGCAATCATGCCTGCATCGTTCTCTAGCGACGCCTATGCGCCGGACCGGCTGGTAGCCGGAAACTCCCACCTGCTGGTGGCCCGCTCCATTACCCTGACCTCCGGCCAGAACCTGGTGCGCGGCGCCGTGCTGGGCAAGGTGACTGCCGATGACAAGTACCTCCTCAGCCTGTCTGCCGCCGCCGATGGCTCGCAGACGCCGGACCTCATCCTTGCCGAGGATACCGACGCCAGCGCCGGCGACAAAACCACCATCGCGTACAGCCGCGGTGACTTCAACGAATTGGCGATCACCCTGGGTGCCGACCATACCACGGACAGCGTCCGCGAGGGTCTGCGTGCCAAGGGCATCGTCCTGATTCCCGCATCTGCATAAAGGGGCACTGCAATGGATATTTTCAGCACCAACTACATGATGGGCGTGCAGGAGTCTCTCCAGCGTCCGTCCACCTTCCTGCTGGATCGCTTCTTCACCAGCGAACAGACCGACACCAGCGAGGAGATCCATTTCGATGTGATCGACAAGACCCGCCGCCTGGCCGCGTTCTGCTCGCCGGTCGTCGCCGGTCGTGTGCAGCAGAGCAAAGGCTTCACCGCGAAGACCTTCAAGCCTGCCTACATCAAGGAGAAAACCCCGTGGGATCCGAGCCGCCCGCTCAAGCGGGCGCCCGGTGAGGCCATCGGCGGCAATCTCTCCCCCGCCCAGCGCATGCAGCTGCTGATGGTGCGCGAGATGGCCGATCACCAGGAGGCCATTCTGCGCCGCCTGGAGGTGATGGCCGCCGAGGCGATGCGCACCGGCAAGGTGATCGTCTCCGGCGAGAACTACCCCACCACCGAGGTGGACTTCGGCCGTCATGCCGACAACACCGTGACCCTGCTCACCACCGCCCGCTGGGGCGAGGCCGATGTCAGCCCGCTGGCCGACCTCAACACCTGGGCTCTCGGTGTGCTGCAGCGCTCCGGCGCCAAGCCGGTCGATGTGGTATTCGACATCGACGCCTGGAAGCTGTTCCAGGCCGACCCCACCGTGGAGAAGCGCCTCGATGTAACCCGCGTCAACAACGCGGCCATGAGCATGGGCGGGCCTGCCGATATCGGCGGCACCTACATGGGCACCATCGACGGGTTCAATCTGTTCGTCTACGCGGACTGGTACATCGACCCGGCCGACGGCGTCGAGAAGCCGATCCTGCCGAGCCACACCGTGATCCTCTCCAGCCCCAAGCTGGAAGGCGTGCGGGCGTTCGGCGCGATCCGCGACGAGGAGGCCGGCTACCAGGCGGTGCCGATGTTCCCGAAAAGCTGGGTGGAGAAGGACCCCGCCGTGCGCTACCTGCTCACCCAGTCCGCGCCGCTGGTGGTTCCCACCCGTATCAACCATTCGTTCTGCGCCACTGTGCGCTAAGGGAGGCCGTGATGAAGATTAAAGCGATCCACCGCCTGGAGTGCGGTAAAGCG